GTACACATTACACCAGGGGCTCAATTGAATATATAGAGGCTATGAGATCCATGTTAACCGCAGAAGAGTTTAAAGGTTTTTGTAAGGGTAATGCTGTAAAATATATTTGGAGAGAAGATCATAAAGATGCAAACATCCAAGATCTTAAGAAAGCCGTTGTCTATTTAAACTGGGCAATTGAAAGACTGGAGAATATGTAATGTCAGAAACAAAAAAAGATAATATACCATCAATAGAAAGAAGGTTTGAAGATGATTTCATAACTATATCTTACCCAAATGGTAAGGTTGTAAAATCTTTTATTGACGGCAGAAAAAAAGATGTAGTAATACAAAAGCCAAATGATGATTGATATTTTTATTTGGGTTGTTTCTATATTTTTAGTTTGGAATGTAGTTGCTATTTGTTTAGTTTATACTCGTAGATGGGTAGACAGAAATAAACAAGATATAGTGAAGTGCAAATGGACAAAGTAAATCCTTATTTTTTAAAAAATCCATCTCTAATTAGCTTTTCAGGTGGACGGACATCTGGGTATTTGCTTTATCAAATATTGAAGGCACACAACGGTAAACTACCAGATGATGTTTTTGTTGTTTTTGCTAACACAGGTAAAGAAATGCCACAGACGTTAGATTTTATCCAAGAATGTTCTGATAAGTGGGGTGTTGACGTGCGTTGGTTAGAGTTAGATATACATGATGAAAGACCTATATTTAGATCTAAAGAAGTTGACTATGAAACTGCAAGCAGAAATGGAGAGCCGTTTGAAGCTTTAATTGATAGGAAGATGATGCTACCTAACACAGTCATGCGAATATGCACAGTTGAGATGAAAATTAAAGTCTTGGCAAGATTTATGAGATCTAATGGTTTTAAAGAATGGGACAATGTTGTTGGCCTCAGGTATGACGAACCGCATAGAGTAGCAAGAATGAAAGCAAACAATGATAAAGATTTAGAGTCTTGGTTTTCATTAGCACCACTCTATGATGCCCAAGTGGTTGTTAAAGATGTTTCAGATTTTTGGAACAAAAGTAATTTTGATTTGCAGCTAACAAACTTCAACGGCAAAACTCCTGCAGGTAATTGTGATCTTTGTTATTTGAAAGGTATTGGAACTCTTACAAAAGTTATTGCAGAAAAGCCAGAGTTAGCAGATTGGTGGATAGCACAAGAAGAAAAGATAAGAAAACATAAAGAAAAAATAGGTAGCAAATATAATTCACAGTTTAAAAATAATATTTCGTTTATTGAATTAAAAGAACAAGCATTAGCACCTAAACAACCTACGTTTTTTGATGACGAAGGAACAAGTTGTTTTTGTACTGATTAAAAAAGTGGGGCCTTTCAGCCCCACCAAGGACACTCTTAAAACGGTGGTTTAGTACCAACCTTTGGCTTTTCAAGAGCTTTATAAGTAGGTTCTGCAGTAGTACTAATTTTAGTTCTATTCTGCTCGTCCTTAACAGTTTCACCTAAATTATTGACCCAATCATTAGGCGCAACATATAAATTAATCATAAGTTCTTTACCTACAAATTGATTGTATGTAGTTGGAAAACTTGTCATACCTATAGCTTGAGTGATCATAGTTAAAAAACCATTATTAAGTTTTTTAGTATCTGGATTTGGATGCCAAACACTTAAAAACTCTCTATAGTTTTTGTATTTACCATTCTCTAGCTCATACACAAACTTTAAGCTTTTGTTTCCATTCTCTTCTTTAATATGCTCACTACATTCAATAATTTTAGCTTTCACATATCCATCTGGAGCAACAGTTTTTTTAGGCTCTTGCTCCGCCTCGGGCATATCTTTTGGATCTACCCAATCTATTCCTTCAAAATCAGACACTTTGCACCTCCTGTTCATTATCTGATTGTTCAACAACATTTAACGAATTATCGCTAAATCCCAATTTTGCTATGATGTCCGTAGCATTAGTTGGCTCATAAGTTTCCAACTTGCCACTTCTATCTTTTGCAGTAAACCCATCATGCGTGCTGGTTTGCAACCATCTTGTATACACAGGCTCATCATTCTCTCCCTGTTCTTCAGCTACTCTTAAAACTAAGACTTCATCAAATAAATACATAATTTCTTGACCAAGTTTAGTACCTACCATGAGTGGTTCATAAATCATAGTATTGTCTACATTTTGTTTACTCATTTTTGCAAGAAACAAAACGTGCATATGTAGATCTCTATAAGATCTCATAACATTCACTACAGATGATTTTACTAAACCATATGCTTTTCTAGGGTCTTTATGTCTTGCAAGTTCAGCTTCCAGCATGACTTCGCTAATTTCTGATATTGAATCAAGACATACAGTATCATATTTTAATGCACCACTTTTAAGTTGATCATGAATTTCCATAACTTCATGAGCCTCCTTAACCTCGATAGCATCTACATTTTTGCTGTCTTTAATAGAAAGCAGTCCAGCTTCTGCACTAATCATTAAGATTTTACCAGGAGCTGTAGAGCATAGTGTTGTTTTACCAGACCCTGCCTCCCCATAAACTAAAATCTTTGCACCCTGATTGTCAACTAACTCGCTAGGGCTAACGATACGGTTTTTAATATCCATAAAATCTCCTAAATATATTTGATAAATCGTAACATATCATTTACTATATGTAAAACATTTATTTATCATGTGTAAAACACAGCAAGTATCGGGATTGTATATGAGTAAAAAAACAAGTTGGATTGAAGAGATGCAAAAAACTAATTACTGGTTGGCTGATTATTTTCATATTCAAAAAGTATTAGCTAACAGGCAAATAAAATTACTTGATGCAATAAACATTAAACCAACATTAAAGGAAAGACAAGTGAAAAGAATAACATTAAAAGAATGGATAGAGTTCCTTGGTATGCCCAAAGCTGCGAAGGAATGTAATGTATCAGAAGCTACTATTAAAGCGTGGCGATATGGGTACAGACAACCATCTATTGAAAAAGCAAAAGAAATTATCGTGGCTTCAGAGGGGAGACTGGATTACGAATCTATCTTCGGTGAAATAAAAGATTTTGTTGAAATTTAATAAATGTTTCAGCTTAATGTTGATGAACATGATTCGTCACACGACTTAGCGCTTGCATATTTTGACAACGGTTTTAATGTAGTACCACTTCAAAGGTCAGACAAAAAACCACCTTCTTTTTTTAAAGGCTGGGAGCAGTTTAAAACTCAGAGGCCTGAAAGAAAAGAAGTGTCAAGCTGGTTTCATAATAGAGACAATTTAAGTGTAGCTATAGTTTGTGGATCTTTTTTAGTGGTTGATGCTGATAGTCCTGAATCCATGAATTGGGTTGAGGAAAATCTACCTGTTACACCTATAAAGGTTGTAACAGGTAAAGGTATGCACTTTTACTACAATAACCCACAAAATTACACAACATATGCCACTAGACGAACGGACGAGACGCCTAGTGAGCGCTTGATTGACATTAGAGGGGTAGGCGGTCTTATTATTGCACCTTTTAATAGACACGCTAATGGACAAGTTTACAAGCTAAAAACAATACCTGAATGGGATGTAGTAGATCATAATGATCTGCCTGATTTTACAGAAATAGAATGGAAAAAAGTCACAGGCGTATCAAATACTGTAGCTAACAACTCAACTGCTCCTTTTGCATTAGACGGTGTAAACGAGGGTAGCCGTAATGATAGTGCAGCAAGGTTAGCTGGTTATCTAATATCAAAAAATGTTAACCAAGATTTTATTAAGTTCTTCATGCACTCTTGGAACGATCAAAACAAGCCACCCTTACCGCAAAGAGAAGTTGAAAGTGTTGTTGATAATGTTAAAAAAACTCACGACAGAAAAAATGCAGTAGCTCCGTTGTTTGTTAAAGAACAAGACAACATAAGCCGTCCTAAAGATTTGTTTAATCCACCAGGTTTATTAAAAGATATGTTTGATTTTTGCGAGTCATTAGCGCAAGTTCCACAACCAGAATTGTCAGTAGTCGCAGCTTTATCTTTAGCAAGTGTAGCTTGTGGCAGGCTATATAGAACAGAAATGAATAATTATTCAAGTCTATATTTTATGTGCGTTGCTAAGTCAGGACAGGGTAAAGAGAATATTAAAACCTTTGTTGAAACAGTCTTGAATGAAAGCAAACACAAAGATCTTGTTGTGGGAGATGGCTATACATCAAGTGGTGCTGTTCACTCTGTTTTACAGGTAAGGCCTACACAAATAACCGTAATGGACGAGTTTGGTAAAAGGCTAGAATCTATAAGCCATCAATCAAACTCTAACAGAGAAGATGGTATTCAAACTCTTATGGAGGCTTGGGGTAGATGCCACGGTATTTTAAGAGCAGATAACTATTCGCTTATGGGCGTGCCTGATGATGTTAAAGAAAAAATGATGAACAGACAAACTATAAAGCCAGCCATAACTTTAGTTGGATTATCAGTACCTAAAAATTTTTACAAAGCCTTACATAGTGGCCGTATTGCAGATGGATTTTTAAATAGATTTATGGTTGTTGAGTCAAAAGAACCAAGACGAGTCGCTGGTTTAAAGAAGTGGACTAAACCTCCAGTAACAATAGTTAACTGGATAAACATGATTCGCTCTTCTCGTTTTCAAACTGACGAGCTTGGACAAAACAATTCGCAACTGAACCCTGCCCAAAACATATTGACTTTTGATAATCATGCAAAAGATATGCTTCAAGAGTTTGCAAAGGAGATAGTAAAAAGACAAGATATTTTAGAAAAAGAAAACTTAGAGCCTTTACTCTCTAGGTCCAGAGAAAAAGCTATGCGGTTATCTTTAATATGTGCGTTAGCTACGGATGTAAAAGCCAAAGTTATTGATGGAGATGCTATGCGTTGGGCTATTGATTATGTCAAGTATTATGATCTTATGTTTATAGAAGCTTGCAGAGACAAGGTTGCTAGTTCTGCGACTGAATCCAAAATTAAACAAGTTCTATCGTTTATAAGGTCTAGAGGTGGCGAAGGCATATCCAAACGAGAAGTTGATCGACATGAACTATTTAGAAGTATGAAGTCTTATGAAGTCAAAGAAATTATTGAAAGGCTTACAAACGCAAGAGAAATACAAGAGATTGATGTCAAAGTAGGTGGTAAGGGTAGGCCATCTAAAAGATATGTAGCGATAGATCCAACATTTTATGAGGAGTAAGTATGAAAACACCATCATTTGAAACACATTTAGATCAAAAAAGAGAAGAACGTATAGCTGGTTTTTTAGAGTCAGAATGGGATGTGTCCTGTCATAAATTACCAATCAGCTATGGATTAGATTATTGGATTGAATCAAAAGAAAAGTGCTATTGGTGCGAGGTAAAATGCAGATCCATACCATATGCAAAGTATGACACTTTAATATTAAGTGCAAACAAGTTAACTAAAGGATCTATGCACTCTATAGCAACTGGTTATCCATTTATCATAGTATTTGGTATGACTGATGGGGTATATATGCACACTTGGAGATCTGAACAGCGCTACGAGATTATGATGAACATAAGCCAAGATCCAACATACGCAGAAGATAATGAACCTTATGTGCATATACCTAAATCCCAAATAGAAATACTTAGAGAAACTCCGCTTGGTTATCTTAGTTCAGATATAGGGTATTCATGAAAAAAAACACAATATCAACAAAACTAACTGATAAACAAAAAAAATGGTTAGAAAGAGAAAATATGTTTGAATCGCATCCTATTTATAAAGATAGGTTAATCAGACAAATTTGTGTAATGTTTGACGGTCGTGTTGTAGAAGTTGATGGGAAAAAAATTACTAAACTATAGGTCTGCCAGCTATTTGTTCGGCAAAGTCAACCCTGTCTGTATCTAATCCTCTATTAATATCAATAGACCTAATCTCTGGGAATTCTATGGGAGTAGTTTGAGTTATTTGTCGTTGACGAGCTACTTGATCTTCGAGTTCTGCAGCCTGATCTATTGTTGTATCAATAATCTCTGATGCTTGATCAGATATTTCATCAATAATACCAGTCTGTTTAATATCTTCTGCTAACGCATCAAACTCTTCTTGTGTAAGTTTAGAGAAGTCATTATAACCTCTACCTACTAATCTTATGCCTTCTTGTCTTGCAGCTTGTTCAAACGCTTCTATAACTCTTAATACAGATCCTTTATCTGTCTTAGTCATTAGTTTTAAAAAACCAGGTCTAGAAAATAAATTTCTAAACAAGGCAAGACTTGCTATGGTAGGTAGCATACTTATGTTAAATGCGTTTACAGCAATACCAGCAGCAATAAGTGTACCTGCAGCACCACCTCTACCTACTTCTCCAGGTGTTAAATCATCTATAGTATCTGCTAGATCTCTTAAACCTTGTCTTGTTTCTTTGCCAAACATAGCATCCAGAGTCTCATCACCATAACTATCTAAACTATTTTTAAGATTATTGGATTTAAAAATATCGGTTATATTGCCTTTGCCGTTTAGATCTATAGAATTTTTTATAAGCTTATTCATACTAGCTCTTTGAATTTGTGCAAAGACTTCAGGTGAAACCGTATCTTTTAAAATCTGTATATTATTACCTGCATTTGGTCTAAATATTTTTTTAGTAGCTTCGTCCACTCCGATTCTGGGTCTC